TTGTTCAGGATTTTCGTCCAATCATTAAACAAGAGTCGGGTCAAAGAGAAAATCTTCGTGATGCTATGAATGATATTGCAAATACAGTAGAATATATGTTAAGTCAGTCTTGACTTTTTATGGGCGATTAACTCAGCGGTTAGAGTGTCTGATTTACATTCAGAAAGTCCGCAGTTCGAATCTGCGATTGCCCATTATAAATACCTAAAAAACTGGTATAATGGAAAAGTTATATAAATTACTTTCTGATACTCAAGCAAGTCTTTTTGTATTGTTTCAAAAGACCTGGGTTTATCACTGGAATGTGGTAGGGACAGACTTTTACCAATTCCATAAAGTTTTTGGTGAACAATATGAGGAAATGTTCGAAGAGATTGACCGTCTCACCGAGCATATGAGGTTTCTTAAAGTTAAACCAGTTAGCACTCTCACAAGAATTACTGAAGTTTCTCAAGTTGAAGAAGCAGATAGTTCTTTGAATGCAATGGGTATGGTGAATGACCTCATTAAGTGTAATCAACAAATTGTAGATCTTTTGGGGCAGGTTGCAGAAGAAGCAGAAGCACAAAAATCAAGAGGCACTACAAATCTTGTTGATGACTTAAATGAAGCACACGGAAAGTTTATTTGGATGTTAAGATCTTTTACTGAATGAAATTAAATGGAAAACATTAAAATCAGATGCCGCTCCTGTGGTAAGGAGTTAGAAGGCGTCTCTGGAAAGTCAGTATCTTGTGGTTGTCCAAATATGGCAACGATTCGTAATGGTGTCATTACGGCACTTGATTTGGGGCAAGTGGTGATGATTAATTCTCCACAAGCAAAACAAAAAAATAATGTTTTGTCAAATGCTGATATTATGTGGCAAGAAGAAAGAAGGCAGCGTAAAGTAAGACGACTTGATTTTGAAGTCAGATAGGTTTCAATACGCAGTTTTCATCATAACGAGCGTATTGGAATCCATCTTCTTGTAATTCACCAAATCCAAATTTACGAGCAACCAAAGACCTCTGGTGCTTTCCAATCACTAATGAAGATTCTGTAAATCCTTCATTGATTTTTGGACCGTGAGGTTTTGCTGCTAAAATATCACCAGGTCTTGGGGAAAGATTTACCATACCTTCCTCAAGATTTTGATATGTGTATTTCATAAAGTGATAGAAGATTTGTTTTCTTTCTTCTAATGAAAACTCATCTGGTTGCTTTGTATACTTGACTTCCCAACCAACTTCAGCAACTCTGGTTTTTTCGTGGAAGTGAATTTTGTCTGCAAGAGATTGAATTTTTTCTTTCAGATTTGGTGAATTATAATGGTCTTTAAACTCTAAATACAAGTAACTTTTTTTGGTTTGATAGAGTATGATAAATGTGTAAATTGCCATTGCTCCATCAGAGCACTTGAAATTGACTTGTTGATATCTTTTATCTTCTTTGGGATAGACTGGTAGACGGTCCTTATATCCAAGTTCGTGTAAAAGTCTTTCAAATTCAATTCTTTTTTGTGATGGTTTGATAAACACTTGACAAAATCAAATACATATAGTATATTATAACATATAAATAACACCAGTATACTAAACTGGTATGTTTGAAAATTTACTCCCAGTAACACAAGGATCTCTAGGTTTATCATATGCTATTGCATATTTAACTAAAAGGGGTTATAATGTTTCTGTTCCACTAGTTGATAATCAAAGTTATGATTTGGTTTGTGAAGTTGAAAATGAACTAAAAAAAGTTCAGGTTAAAACTACTAGATTCAAACAAAACTCTAATTATTGTGTTCAACTAAAATCAGTCAGAGCAAATAGAACTGAAAATAACATACATAAGTTTGATAACAAAGCATCTGATTATTTGCTTGCAGTTACTGAAATTGGTGATATATATTTTATTCCAACTTCTGATATTGAAGCAAAAAATTCATTATCTTTGGGACCAAAATATGAGTCTTATAAAGATAAACTTTAAGGAGAGACAATCCGATTGGTGACGGAACCGCTCTTGAAAAGCGTTGAGGTGTTAAAACCCTTAGGCGTTCGACTCGCCTTCTCTCCGCTTCTTATAAATACCAGAAAAGTCTTTGAGACTAATGGGTATTCAGATAAACGGAAATACTGATACAGTTTCTTCAACTACTAGTGGTGGTAGTGTTACTTTACCTTCCGCTACTTTACCTGCTGTCAGCAATATTAGTGCCACAAGAGTTAGTGTAACTGGTGTATCTACTTTTACAACTGGTCCTGTTCTGATAGGTAGTGGAACAAGTACTGGAACCGCATCACAATCGCTTCAAGTTACTGGTGGTGCTTATGTTAGCGGTAATATTGGAGTTGGAATTACAAATCCCCAATATAATCTTGAAATTGCTGGATCAGAAAATGTAACTACCCAAATTTCTTTGTGGGGAAAGACAATTGGTCAACCACAAACTCTTGTAGAACCTGGTAGGATTTATGCTACTGCTGCTGGATTAGGACCTGGTGATTTGTTATTACAACCAACTGGTGGAAATCTTGGTATAGGAACCGCAAGTCCGACAAAAAAATTACACGTTCAAACAAGTTTTGTTAGCGGAGAAGCAAGAGGGGGAGGATTTACTCAAACTTTATTTGAAAGCAATAATGCTGGTACAAGTTATTGGGAGTTTCAAGCAAACTCATCTTCAGCGAATGATATTCTATTTTCTAAAAGTAGTACTGGTTCTTATGGCATTGTTGGATATGATCACTCTACTGATTCTTTAAGATTTTTTGCAAATGCTGCAGAAAGAGCAAGACTTGATAGTTCTGGAAATTTTAAACTTTCGACAGCAGGAACAAAGATATTAAATAGTTCTGGTAATCCAATTCTTCAACAAACTGGAAGTATTTTACAAGTTGTTCATACTCAAAAAACTAATTCTTTTTCCGGAACATCCACACAAACTGGTTCTGGGTTTTACATCGATGTAACTGGATTGAGTGCAACAATAACACCAACCAGTACAAATAGTAAAATACTTATTTTAACAAATATGTATATTGGAAAAACAACAGCGGGGGGTGGAGGTTATCAGCAGCATTTTAGAATAAAAAGAAATGGAACTGCGATTATTCTGGGAGATGGTGAAGGTGGAAGACCAACATCAACTGGAAGAATTAATACATATAGTACTGATACAACTAGTGGTCAATATCAAATGACAATGTTTAGTGGAGTTCATTACGATTCTCCAGCATCTACATCAGCATTAACATACCAGATAGCGTTGGGAGGATATACGGCATCTCCAGTGGTTTATGTAAATAGGTCCGAAACTTGGCAAAATTCGGCAAATGATTATGATTCTACACCAGTCTCTACCTTAACATTAATGGAGGTTTCTGCATAATGGATATAACTAAAGCAATTTTATTATTAAGACCAAAATCTATATGGTCATTAGATGGTGAAACATATGAAAAATTATGGTGGTCTGATGATAATGAATTTCCAAAACCCACAAAGGAAGAAATAGAAGCAAAGATACAGGAACTCAAAGCAGTAGAACCAATGAGACTTCTGCGTTTAGAAAGAGATAGACTCCTCACAGAAACTGATTGGTGGGCAGTATCAGACCGCACAATGACTTCAGAGCAATCAGCATATCGTCAAGCATTAAGAGACCTTCCAGACACTGCGACTCCTGTTCTAGACCCCACAAGTCGTTTAGGTATCTCTGGTATTGATTGGCCAATTAAACCATAGTAGTTTAATAATCTCTTAACCACTATCACCAAATCCTAACATAGTTGACACCGCCAAAATACTCACTAGCATAACTAGTAGTATTCAACTTAAATCCCAATGGATGACCACACTTACCAAAATTGGGTGAAAATCAAAGCAACCTTTGAATCTTCTGGTAATACTGATAATATGTTTTACCGAAGAGCGTGTGAAATAGTTAAAACTAAAAGAGATCCTCTCGCAAAGTATCTTGGAGATGAAAAGTGATGGAACCTTATGATGAATATGTGAGTCGTTCTGAAGTTCAGGAGATGATCGATGCTGCTATACGAAGACACAATCGTAATGCTTCTATCATTAGTATGTGCGTCGGTTGGGTGGTTCTTGCTTTATTTGCTGAAGGACTCTTAAGGTTGATTGGAATTATTCCACCATTACTACCATTTCTTAAAATTACATTAAATTAATGGCAACAATTACAGAAGAAGATATAAAAGAACTCCAAAAAAGAGTTTTCAAACAAAAAATAGAAGAACTTTTTGAAGAACCTTCAACTTATGAGGACGAAGAAGATGACTAATACTTTAATATCAGCAGTTATACTTTTCTTGACAATCGCTTTATTCATTCAATGGGGTTTGACTCACGCATATGGATAAGCAAAGATATAGTTTTGCTATGACCTGTTTTGTAAGGTCTTATGGTAGAAGTGTATTAAATGATGAATATATCAAACAGTTTTGTAGAGAGTGGTCAGATTGGGATGTAACACCACCACTGGATAATACAGTAGACCAATACTTTCATTACGAATATAAAAATTGGAGGGGGGTATGATTTTTCATATTGTAGAAACTATATTGAATAGTCCGATAGGACTCTTTATCATTGGGATGTGCTTGACAGTTCCGCCCGTTATGGGTATAATGCTTATACACCGAACTAAATAACGGTGTAGCGGGGTGTAGTAGAAAAGTTATAACTCTGCGTTTGGGACGCAGCGAAGGGGGAGCGTTACCTCCCACCCCGATTGCCAGTTTCGAAACTGGCACACTTGACACAAAGTCTCAAACACCTTATAATACTAGAGCAAACAAAACAAAACAATGTCTCTGATCTCAAAATTCAAGAAAGATGTTAGCACTCTTCGTCTTGCTGCTAACGGGGAAATCTACCTTGATGTAAAGAATCCGAAACTTTATAAAAAGGTGCGCCGCTACTATGAAAATGTAGGGGTTGTATTTTCGGGTGACCCTCTTGACGACTATGAAATGCTTATGGAGTATGTCGCTCAAGATCTTGAAACTGTAGAGGTTGCATGATGAAAGTTGTTAGGAAACCAACCGTTCTTCTTGAGCGGTTTCCATATCGCTATATTCAATGCGGCATTCTAGAAATCAATGGCAAACCTGACTATCGTATTCAGAAAGTAGATTCTTATACTGGAAGATACCGAGATATGTATCTTTTGGATAATGAAATGCAACTTATGACTGCAATGGAGGACCATAACTACACCTGTTGGTTAGATCCTGATACGGTTCCTGCTTATGTGAAAGGAGATGATTAGTCTCGGGATGACTATAAACGCGCACTGGTCGGGAGCAAC